ATGCCTATCATTCATGTGAGCGAAACAGGAAAGCAGGACACCCAGAAAAAGCGAGACTTTATGGAGTTTGCCGCCAACAGCATCTGCAGCCACACCAACACGCTGCCAAAGAACATCTATGTGTATTTCCATGAAATGGAGCCGGAAAACGTGCGAAAGACGGCTCCCACGGCGCGCATAGATTGGACCATGATACCGGATCGCACCAACGAGGCTAAAAAGGCCATTATGGGCGAGTTAACCGATGAGTTGGCCAAGCTTACCGGGGAGAATAGAAGCGAAATCGTAATCATCTTCAACGACATTCCCCTTCCGAATGCCATACTGGGAGGAATTACCCGGGCAGACAACTACAACTGGTAAACAAACGCAGACAATCCCCCTCCGCTTAGACGGAGGGGGGATTGAGGCTGTCGAAAATTCCTTGGGAATTTTCCAACAAAGGGCCCGCAGTCTGCTGCGTGCATAATTTCGGCGCAAAGCGCCGAAATTCCACACTGGCAGCCTGAGAGGTATTTTCTCTCACGCACATGTCGCGAGAGAAAATGATCTCAATTTTTCGCGTCTGCGGACGCGAACTCTGCGAGGCTTTTTTGACACGATGGATCCCCTTCCGCTTTGACGGAGGGGGATTTTTTACGTGATAGGAAAACGGGGCAGTTGCGGAGAAATGGGCAACAAAAAGGCAAGGTTTGCCGGAGAAACGGGGAGAGATAGAAAAACAAAAGGAGGTTTTTTTCACATGGAGGAAAAGGAATGGGTGCGCTGCGGCCGCTGCGACGGAGAAATCTATGAGGGTGCGGAATACTATCAAATCAACGGCGAGTGCGTATGCAGAGAGTGCCTGGAGGAGTTTGCAGGACACTGGTTTGCGCCCTTTCGGCTAATCGCCGGGGAGGAGCTATGAAGGGAAGGGGAGAGAGCTTTTGGCGGGAGGTGCGCCGGGCCTATGAAAACGGAGAGGGCAGCTATCAGACCCTGGCGGATCGATTTGGCGTGAGCCGGGGGGCCATGGCGAGCCACGGCAGGATCGAGGGCTGGAACAGAAAAAACCAGGAGAGTACGGATCTGCAGGAGATGACGGGAAAGCTTTCCCGGGCAGCCATGCGGGAGATTGGACGGCTGGAGGAGGGCGAGGCCGATGTGAAGACTATCCGGGAGCTGACGGCACTGCTGAAGGAGCTGAACCAGCTGATGAAAAGCGCCGCCGAGGAAAACGGGGAGAGCACCGTGCGGGTGCAGTGGGAGGAGGACACGGAGCAGTGGAGCGAGTAGAGAGGCTGCACCTGTCGCCGCCCAATGAGAAGCAGAAGCTGTTTTTGCAGTGCAGGAAAAAATACATTGCCTTCGGCGGCGCACGGGGCGGCGGGAAAAGCTGGGCCGTGCGCACCAAGGCGAAGCTTATGGCTCTGCGCTATCCGGGGATACGGATGCTGCTGGTGCGGCGAACCTATCAGGAGCTGGAAAACAACCACATCCGATTCCTACGGCGGGAGCTGGCGGGGATCGCCGGCTACAGGGCTACGGCCAGACAGTTTGTATTTACCAATGGCAGCGTGCTGGATTTTGGCTACTGCGCCTGCGACGGGGACCTGGACCGATACCAGGGGGCGGAGTATGACGTGGTCTTTTTAGACGAGGCCACCCAGCTGCGGGAGGAGTGGATGCGGCAATTTGCGGCGTGCGTGCGAGGGGTGAACGACTTTCCCAAGCGAATTTACTACACCTGTAACCCCGGTGGACCGGGACACGGATACATCAAGAGGCTGTTTATCGACAAACGCTATCTGCCGGGGGAAAATCCGAAGGACTATGAGTTTATTCCCGCCCGAGTGACGGACAACCGGGCGCTGCTGAAAAAACAGCCGGAGTATCTGCAGCAGCTGCAGGCACTGCCGGACAAGCTCCGGGCGGCCTGGCTGGAGGGAAAGTGGGACATCTTTCAGGGACAGTTTTTCCAGGAGTTTACCGACGACCCGGAGCATTATCGCGACAGGAGATTTACCCATGTTATCGAACCGTTTGACATCCCCAGAGAATGGAAGATCTATCGCAGCTACGATTTCGGCTACGCCAAGCCCTTCTCCTGCGGCTGGTGGGCGGTGGATTTTGACGGATGTATTTACCGGATTTTAGAGCTGTACGGCTGCACGGAGAACCCCGATGAAGGGGTGCGGTGGGCCCCGGAGAAGCAATTTGCCAAGATACGGGAGATCGAACAGACCCACCCGTGGCTGAAGGGGCGGACCATTGACGGAGTGGCCGATCCGGCAATTTGGGATACCAGCCGGGGAGAAAGCATCTATGAGACGGCCCTGCGGCACAGGATCTACTTCACAAGGGGCGATAACCGACGCATCCCGGGGTGGATGCAGATGCACTACCGGATGACCTTTGACCAGGAGGGATATCCGCAGATGTATGTATTCAAGAGCTGCAGGGCGTTTATCCGGACAATACCGGAGCTGCGATTTTCGGACACAGAGCCGGAGGACCTGGATACCCGGCAGGAGGATCACGCAGCGGACGAGAGCCGGTATTTCTGCATGTCGCGGCCCATTCGGCCGGTGCGCCGGGGTGAGGAGCTGGCGCTGGGGGATGATCCGCTGAATATGAGGAAGAAATGAGAGCTTTGGGACGGGGCGCGGATTGCCACGGCCAGCGTGCGCGCTGACCTCACAATGACAGGTTACGAGGGGGATGGCGGAGAATTGGCGGCGGTCTGAGGGCAGCCCGCCCTACCCATATTGGAGGGATGCCGCAACAGGCGAGACGCAAAAATTTTTTATTATTGGCATTGTTGCATGGAGAAGGGCAACAGGGAGGGCAACGGAGCGGAGGCGGGAGGACACAGGTGAGAACGATAAGGAGGGTTACGGCATGGAGCCTATGACTTTGCAGAAACCGAAGATCGGTGCGGAGGAGGTGCGCCGGGCGGCGCAGATCCTGAAGAAATACAAGCAGGGAAAGGCACACCTGGAGAGCCGCATCATCGACAACGAGCAGTTTTGGAAAATGCGGCACTGGCAGCAGATGGAGAAAAACGGGCAGGGGGGCAATCCCGGCGATCCGCAGCCGGCCAGCGCATGGCTGGTGAACTGCATCCTGTCCAAGCACGCGGACGCCATGGATTGCTATCCGGAGCCCACGGTGCTGCCCCGAGAGGAGGGAGACCGGGCGGAGGCCTCCAAGCTGACGAAAATTCTGCCGGTGGTACTGAAGCAGAATCAGTTCAAACGGACCTATTCAGATGCCTGGTGGTACAAGCTGAAAAGCGGGTGCGCCGCCTATGGCGTTTTTTGGGATGCGGGAAAGCTGGGGGGATTGGGGGATATTTCCATCCGCAGAATGGACCTGCTGAACCTGTTTTGGGAGCCGGGGGTCCGGGACATCCAGGACTCGGAAAATTTCTTTTCCACGGAGCTTGTCAGCAATGCACAGCTTTTGCGCAGCTATCCGCAGCTGGAGGGAAAGCTGGGCGGCGGAAGCTTCACGGTGAGCCGATTCCTCTATGATGACACGGTGGATACCTCTGACAAGTCTCTGGTAGTGGATTGGTACTACCACACCATGGACGGAGGAAGAAAGGTGCTGCAGTACTGTAAATTCGTGGGGGAGACGGTGCTCTACGCTACGGAAAACGATTGGCAGACACCTGTGGAGCAGAGAGAGATCGGTGTGGACGAGAATGGTGAGCCAATCCTGGAGGAGGTGCCGGTGGGCCTGCCTATGTGCAGGAGGGGCTGGTATGACCATGGGAAATATCCGTTTGTATTTGATGTGCTGTTTCCTGAGGAGGGGACACCCTGTGGGTACGGATATATCGATCTGTGCAAGTCACCTCAAAAGCAGATAGACCTCATGAGCCAGGCCATTCTCAAGAACACCCTGGCGGCGGCGACACCGAGGTTTTTCATCCGGGCAGACGGCGCGGTGAATGAAAGCGAGTACGCCGATTGGACTAAGCCCTTTGTTCACACCAACGGAAATCTTGGAAGCGACTCCATCGCACCCATCCACACGGCGGGGCTGGACAGCGTGTATGTGGCCATCCTGCAGAGCAAGATCGCCGAAATGAAGGAGACGGCGGGCAACCGGGATGTGGCCAACGGCGGCACAGCCTCCGGCGTAACGGCGGCTACGGCCATTGCGGCATTGCAGGAGGCCGGCGGAAAGCTTTCCCGGAATATGATCGATGACGGGTACGAGGCGTTTTCCGACGTGGTGACGCTGTGCATCGAGCTGATCCGGCAGTTTTATGGGCTGCCCAGACAGTTTAGGCTGCTGGGGGGCGAATTTGCCAGCTACGACAATGCAGGGTTACAGCCGGTGGCCATGAGCGACGGCGTGGAGACCTCCTACCGGGTGCCGGTGTTTGACCTGGAGATTTCCGCCCAGCAGGAAAACCCATATAAGACCATGGAGTACAATCAGCTTGCCCTGCAGCTGTTCCAGATGGGGTTCTTCCGGGAGGACATGGCTCCGCAGGCCTTGCGGTGCCTGGAGCTGATGGACTTTAAGAACAAGGACTTAGTGATGGCTATGATCCGGAACGGGCAGACACAGCAGATGGAAATCCAGCAGCTGCGTCAGAGGCTGATGCAGGCGGCGGCTGTGGTGGACCAGGTGAAAGGGACGCATCTTGCCCAGCAGCTGGCCCAGGAGTATGCCGCGGCACAGAAAAACGCCAAGGGCAGCGCCTGGCAGGCCGGAAAGCTCAACTCCGTGGAGCGTACCAGGCGCAGCACCCGGGAGGCGGTGCGGCCCAGATGATCCAGGTGACGGCGGAGCCGGGGCGGCTGACCCTGGAGGGACATGCGGGATATGCTCCGACAGGGAAGGACATTGTATGCGCGGCGGTATCGGCCCTGGTGCTGGCCCTGGCGGAGCGGCTGCAGGAGAAGAACCTGGTGAGAGAGCTCATTATGCGGCCGGGGTATGTGCGCATTGCCATGCGGGGCGCAGACAGGGAGGCGGAATTAGTGAAATGCGGGCTGCGGCAGCTGGAGAGACGGTTTCCCCAGTGTGTGGAGGTAATTGAAAAATAGGCTGCGTGTCAAAGAGTCTCGCAGAGTTTGGCGGTACGGAGCGGACTATAATCCTTTTGTCGGAAAATTCCAAAGAAATTTTCCGACAGGTTCAAACAGGGCCATTTCTCCCGGCGGGGGAGTGATGATACGGGTCGTGGCCTACCACGGGAAAGGATGAGACCATGGAAATGGAAGAAAACCAGGCACAGCTTTGTGAAGCATCGGGCGATACGGCTCCCGACGCCGGGGAGCAGGAGGACTTCGAAGCTTTGATCCGGGGCAGGTACAAGGAGGAGTTTGACGCCAAGGTGCGGAAAATTCTGGATGGGCGGCTGCGTGGAATGCGGCAGGAGAATCAGCGGCTGAAGGAGCAGAAGGAGAAGCTGGAGGGGGTACGCAAGGCGGAGGCGGCGGAGCGCATTGACCGGCTGCGCAGGCAGGAGGGAGAGCTGAGGCGGCTGTATCCGGACTTTGACTGGCAGAGGGAGATGCGAAGCGAGCGCTTCGGGCGGCTGATTTTGGCCGGGGTGGAGCCCCGAACGGCCTATGAGACGGTGCATGGCCGGGAACTGATGGAAAAGGCCATGCACTACGCTGCAGGACGCACGCGCAGACAGGTGGCCGGGAGCCTGGCCAGCGGTATGAGCCGGGTGGCGGAAAACGGCGGCAGGAGCATTGCCGTGACAGCCAGCGATCCTCGGGGGCTCACCAGCGAGGATCTGGCGGATATTCGCAGGCGTGTGCTGGACGGGGAGAAGATTCGATTCTGAGGAAGAGCGTTGGGGGAGATTTTGACCTTTGAGGACAGGCGCGGGGCGTCCTCGCGATGACGCCGCTTACAAGGAATGCTGAGCGAGGGGAGTACGGATTGCCACACCAGTGACATCGGTCACTGGTTCGCAATGACAGAGTTTTTGCAAGGGGTGCGGTGGAGGTCCGGCGGTGGGGTGAGAGGAGCGAATCGAGCGCTGCCGGTGGCAGAAGAAGCGAGATGAGCGAGTGGCCGCGGTCAAAATTTCAAGCGTCCGCCGTAAGGTAGCGCAGAAATTTTGGGCACCGCAACAGAACCGCCCTACGCAATCACAAGAGTTGCGGTACAGACCCGGCGGACGGACAGAGGCGTCAGCCTCTACGGATGCGCTGCAAGGAATGCGTAAGGGAGGGGCTCTGCCCCTCCCACTGGCAGGGTAGAATCCCACCCCTACGGAAGCATTGCAAAAGGTGCGGCGGCTGACGGGGGGTGTGGCCCCGCAATGACAGACTTTACGAGGGACGGAATCTTCGGAGCGCGGAAGAAACTGAAAAGCTATTGTTGAAAGAAAGGAAAGATGACTATGGAGCTAAACTATCAGATGTTTGCCGATGTAAACACACAGACTACCGGCGGCCTGTCCGCCGAGATGAAGACCTATTACGGCATGGAGCTGTTGGAGAACGCTAAGCCCCAGCTGGTACACAACCAGTTTGCTGCTACCAAGCCCCTGCCTGTGGGCGGCGGCAAGACCGTAGAATGGCGTAAGTTCGGCGCCTTTGACAAGGCGCTGACACCTCTGACCGAGGGTGTGACCCCTGACGGCAGCGGTATCTCTGTCAGCTATATCACCAAGGAGCTGGCCCAGTACGGCGACTACACCACCGTGTCCGACATGTTGGACCTGACGGCCATCGACGACGTAGTGCTGGAGATCACCGACCGCCACGGCAACAACATGGGCCTGACCCTGGACACTGTGACCCGCAACGAGATCCAGCAGGGCAATCAGGTGATCTATGCTCCTGTGCTGGGCGAGGGCGGCAAGCAGACCGCTGTGACCAGCCGTGTGGCCCTGACCCCGGCCTGCAAGATGACCAGCGAGCTGGTGGCCAAGGCAGCTACCCAGCTGAAGAAGATGAATGCGCCGACCTTTGACGGCAAGTATGTGTGCATCATCCATCCCTCTGTGGCATTTGACCTGCGCCAGGATGAGGCATGGATCGCCGCCCACCAGTATGCCGCCGCCACAGAGCTGTTCTCGGGCGAAATTGGCGAGCTGCACGGCGTGCGCTTTGTGGAGACCACAGAGGCCAAGATCTTCTGTGGCGCCGACCTGGCCAAAAACGCCCGCAATCTGGCGGTGAACGGCGCAGTGGCAGCTAAGGCTACGGTGAGCTTTGACGGCGGCTCCGTGGACGCCGGCAGCCTTGCGGGCCGCTATGTGCTTATCGGCGGTAAGCGCTATAAGGTGCTCAGCAACACCGACAGCGCCATGACACTGGAGGAGGCCATTACCGCCGCTGACAACGCCGTCATTTATCCCGGTGAGGGCGGTGCAGAGGGCTGCGCCGTATACGGCTGCCTATTTGTGGGCAAGGGCGCTTACGGCGTGGTGGACCTCAGTGAGGGGACGGAGGTTATTGTAAAGCCTCGCGGCTCCTCCGGCACCGCCGATCCCCTGGATCAGCGCTCCAGCGTGGGCTGGAAGGGTATTCACGCCGCTGCTATCCTGTACGACGAGTACATGGTGCGTGTGGAATGCGGCTCCTCCTACTCTAAGGAGGACAAGGCCAACTGATGGGCCGGCGGGGGCGGGGCGTGAGCTCCGCCCCCGTGCGAGACAAGGAACGTGGCGCAGAGAGATGCGGATTGCCACACCAGTGACGACGGTCACTGGTTCGCAATGACACATTGCAAGAAATGCTGTGCGGGGTCGGTTCGGGCCGTCGGGGACGCCGTCCCCTACGGAATATAACAAGAGGTGCGGTGGGACGGTGACCAGGAGGGTCGCCCCTACGGAGTATCAAGTAGTTTGGTACGGCGGGACGATGGGGGCATCGTCCCCTACGAGATGTTTTACGGGGCAGGGTGCATGTGTGCTGCGGCGGGGCGAGGGCACTCCGCCCTACGGATGACGGGAAGACAGGGATAAGCTGACGGTGGGCCATATAAGAAAGGAGATTTTTGCATGAAAGAGGAAATGCGCAAGGTTTATCTGCCCAGAGGCAGAAAGAATGAGGAAAATTTCGTGATCGCGTCCGTGAACGGGCGTAGCTACAAGATCATGAAGGGCGTGGAGGTGGAGGTACCTGCGTATGTGGCGGAGGTGCTGGAAAACAGCCGCATGATGGCTGACACTGCCCGGCGGTATGTGGACACCATGGCCAACTGAAAAGGAGGACACTATGGGCAAAATGACGGCGGGGCAGGTGCTGACTCAGGTAGACAGCCTCCTGCCCAACGCATACACCCGGGAGGAAAAGCTCCGGTGGCTGCTGCAGGCGGAGGGCACCCTCATCCGGGAGGTGCTGCGGCCGGTGGACCGGGAGACATCCGTGCCGGAAAAACTGGAGGAAAGCACCGTGCTGGTGGCCGGGACGCCCTATGACGGGCTTTACGATCTGTATGTACAGGCGCAGATCCACTACGCTGACGGCGACATGGCGCACTGGAACAACGCTATGGCCCTGTGGAATCGGGGCGTGGAGGCTCTGCAGGCGGAAACACTGCGGAAAATGGGCAAAATGCAGACGGCAAACTGCCTGCGTCTTTTCTGAAGGGAGGCGAGGGCATGTTCTTTCCGATGCTAAAGAAAATTGGATTGGAAAAGATGACGGTGACGGATTTCCCGGGCCTTGACCGCAGGGAAACAGCCAGAATCGGGGGATTCCGTGAGATGCGGAACCTGTGCGGGGAGGGATACCCTACCCTGCGGACGCGGCAGGCAAGGGGCCTGATTGCTACGGTGACAAAGCCCGGCGGCCTGACGGCGAAGGATGCCCTGATCTGGGTGGACGGCACGCGGATCTGCGTAAACGGTGAGGCGGCGGGGCCGGTGCTGACAGAGGGGGAAAAGGATCTGATCAGCATGGGCGCATATCTGATCGTTTTTCCCGACAAGGTGTATCTCAATACCAAGGATCTGACGGACTACGGCAGCCTGGAATGCGAAAGAACCGCATCGGCGGGAGTGGCCATCAGCCTGTGTGATGCGGAGGGCAAGGCCTACAGCGGCGTGGTTCAGAGCGTCGGGGCACCGGAGGATCCGGAGGAGGGGACGCTGTGGATGGATGTATCCGGAGCAGAGCCGGTGCTGCGGCAATACGGCCAGGAGTGCTGGACGGCCCTGCAGAATGTGTGCGTAAAGCTGCAGGCGACCCTGCTGGGGAAGGGATTCGCAGCCGGGGACGGTGTGACGGTCTCCGGCTGCGCTGCGGCAAGACTCAATGGGGAGAAGGTCCTGCAGGCGGCAGGGGAGAACTGGGTGGTCTTCCCCGGGATCGTGGCAGGGAACGCATCCCAAGAGGCGGCGGTGACCATTAGCCGCACTGTGCCGGAGATGGATTTTGTGGTGGAGAGCGGCAACCGATTGTGGGGCTGCAGGTACGGTATGACGGACGGTGAGGCCGTGAATGAGATCTACGCCAGCAAGCTGGGGGATTTTAGGAACTGGAGATGCTTTGAAGGTTTGTCCACGGACAGCTATGCCGCAGCCAGAGGCTCCGACGGGGCATTCACCGGAGCGGTGAGCTATCTGGGGAACCCAATATTCTTCAAGGAACGCTGCATGGAGCGGGTGTACGCCGGGAGCCAGGGGGCTCATCAGATCGTGACCACGGAGTGCAGCGGCGTGCAAAAGGGCAGCGCAAAAAGCCTGCAGGTGGTGGGCGGTGTGCTGTACTATCTATCCGATGAAGGCGTGCAGGCCTTTGACGGAAGCCTGCCGGTGACGGTATCCCAGGCCCTGGGCGAGAGAAGATACAGCGCGGGAGTGGGCGGCGCGTGGCGAGAGAAGTACTATCTCTCGGCGCTGGATGAGGATGGAGCAGCCTCTCTGTTGGTATATGACAGCGAGAGAAGGCTGTGGCACCGGGAGGACGAGCTGCGGGCGGTGGGCTTTGCCTGCAAGGGCGGGGAGCTTTACTGCCTGAGCGCAGAGGGGAAGCTGCTGAGCATACACGGCGAGAGCGGCGAAAAGGAAACGGGCTTTACCTGGTTGGCGGAGACCGGAGAGCTGGGGCTGCAGACCCCGGAGCGCAAGAGGCTGACACGGCTGCTGCTGGCAATGCGGCCCGAGCAGGGGACAACGGTGGCGGCGTGGGTCAGCTATGACCAGGGAGTCACCTGGCAAAAGCAGGGACAGATCACCGGCAGCGGCGGCATACGGGAACAGCTGGTGGCCATACGGCCCAGGCAGTGCCGGGCTATGCGGCTGAGGCTGACCGGCAATGGCCAGTGCGCCATTTTTGCCGCCACGGCCCTGTATGGGAGAGGAAGTGACCGGCTGTGAGCGTGATGGAAATGCCCGCCGTCCCTGCGGGAACGCTGGCGCAGCAGGTGCGGCAGCAATACACCTACTTATTTCGGCTGGCGCAGACGCTGAACCGAGCTATGGAGCAGGTGGAGTGCACCGCCGGCGCTCAAGCAGCGCAGGCGCAGCGGACAACAGTCAGCAGCCGAGAAGCCCGGGAGGAACGGGCACACCAGGCGGCAACGCTCAAGAGCCTCATCATCAAGTCGGCGGACGTGGTGCGCCAGGAGATGGACCGGCTGGCCACGGAGCTGAAGGGGAGCTATGTGGCACAATCGGAATTCGGTGACTATTTGGAGAGAATCAGCCAGCGGATCGAGGCGGACCCCAGCCAGCTGAGCCAGTATTTTAAGTTTGCCTCGGACATCCGGGCGGATGTGGACCGGGTGGGGGTGGACTTTGCCGCCTACAAGACCGATGTGGAGGGATATATCCGCCAGGGCATTGTGGGCTATGACGGCACCGTGCCCATTATCGGCATCGCCATTGGCCAGGACATCCGCACCAGCCAGACCGGGGTGGAGACGGAGCAGGGTGTGTACGACGTCATCGACAAGAGCAGCAATATGTCCGTGTGGACCACGGAGAAGCTGTCATTCTACATCGGCGGACAGGAGGCGGCGTATTTCTCCAACGGCAAGCTTACTGTGGCCCAGATCGCCGCGGACCGCATCACCGGCGCGGGGGAATGGGACGTGAGCTTCACCAGAGGCGTGAAATTCAAATGGATCGGAGGATGAGAAAATGGCCACCAGCGGCGTAATCAGCACAAACACAAAATACGGCTCATGCTTTTGGGTAAAATGGGAAATCTCCGGCAGCCAAAGCATCTCTGGCAACAAGACTACCATCGCCTGGTCCTGCGGCCTGACCCCGGGGGAGCAGTATTATGACAATGCCATCAAGATGTCGGAGGTAAGCATCGCCGGGGTAAAGGTGTACGAAGGCGGCACCTACTCCAACATAACGGACTACAAGGACCGCACCTTTGCCTCGGGTACGCTGGAGCTGGGCCACAACGCAGACGGAACCAAGAGCTTTACCGTGGGGGCCTTTTCCGGATGGCTGTTCGGCAACGGCGACTACACCGCCGCAGCCAAGAGCTTCACTCTGCCCACCATACCCCGGGCCACCACGCCCTCTATCGGGCCGGTGACCATCGGCGGCAAGGCGACCATCAGCCTGCCCCGGGCATCCACGGCCTTTACCCATACGCTGAGCTACAGCTTCGGCAGCGCAACCGGGACCATTGCCACCAAGGCAGGGAGCAGCTATACCTGGACCGTGCCGGAGAGCCTGGCGGCGCAGATCACAAGTAAGCTCAGCGGCACCGGAACGCTCACCTGCAAGACCTACAAGGGCAGCAGCCTCATCGGCACAAGGTCGGTATCCTTCACAGCGGCGGTGCCGGGCAGTATGAAGCCCGCCCTGAGTGCGGGCTGGGCCACGGTGACCTACGACAACAGCGGCACCAAGGCCAGCGCCATTGCCGCGTGGGTGCAGGGCTACTCCAAGGCCAAGGCCACCTTCTACAGCAGCAAGGTCACCTGTAAGCAGGGAGCCACGGTGAAGAAGTACTCCATCACCTACCTGGGAAAGACCGTGTCGGCCAGCCCATACCGGACGGGGACCATCACGGCTACCTCCGCCAAGGTGCGCTGCACGGTGACGGACAGCCGGGGCCTCACGGCCTATGAGGACTTCTCCATCACGCTGCTGGCCTACGCCAAGCCGGCGCTGAATGGGGTGAAGCTGTACCGCTCGGACGCGGAGGGCAAGGCGGCGGACAGCGGCACGCACATTGCAGGTGTCGCCACGGCAAAGTATTCCTCCCTGGGTGGGAAGAACCGTGTGACCATCAAGGGTTACTGGAAGAGCGTGGGCGGCAGCTACGGAAGCGGCGTGGCCATGCAGGCCGGGACGGCGAAGGTCATCAGCGGCAGCACGACGCTGAGCACGGAGAAAAGCTATACGGCGAAGGTCATCGCCACCGACAGCCTGGGGAACACCGCCACCTATGAGGCGACCATCCCCACGGAGAAGGTGGCCTTCCACCTGAAGGCGGGGGGAGACGGCGCCGCCTTTGGTAAGGCGGCGGAGAAAAGCAAGGCGCTGGAGCTGGCGGCGGATTGGAATCTGCATGCAGGGCGATTTATATACATGGGCGGCAGCAAGGCGACAAATGCGGAGAAGGACATATATTTTCAGACGATGGACGGAGCTGCAAATCCGCACAACACGGCCATTTACGGCGGCAACGGGGAATCCGCTGCGGCCTGGGGCGTGTACGATGCACAGAACAAACGCAGCGTGATCCGCTACGATGATGTGGCAGGAACGCTGACGCTGCTGGGCCTGGGGCCTACCAATCTGACGATTGGCGCGTTCGGGTCGAATTTAAAGAACTTCAGCGGCACGGCCAGGCACTCCGCTATGTTGGGGCTCGGCATCCTGAGGGTGTCGGGAGAAACCAACGTTGCGCTAACGGCGGATACGACATACGACATTGCCACTATCGGCGCACATATCCCCACCTCCACCTATGCCCTAAGCGTGTACTGTCAGAAAGACCTGGATGCGCGGCTGGGCTCGGCCGGCACCATACAGATCCGGCCCAAGGAGGACATACCCGCAGGGTACGACATCTACATCGCCGGAATATGGATCGCAAGCTGATGAGAACGAAATAAAAGGAGGCTGAATTATGGCGAGAAAGCTTTGGAGGGGCAATACAGGCAGCTCCGTGCGGGAGCTGCAGCAGAAGCTGAATCAAAAAGGATATCACCTGGACGAGGATGGCGTGTTCGGCAGCAACACATACAGGGCTGTGGTGGATTACCAAAAGAAGAACAAGCTGCTGGTGGACGGCGTGGTGGGCGACGAGACCTGGGGGAGCCTGAACAAGGTGCAGCAGGCTGCCGTACCCACGAAGCCCACTACGGGTAAGGATGTGATGAAGGGCGTGTCGGACGAGACGTACAACAAGCTGCACAAGCTGGAGCAGGGGTATGTGCCATCGGACGAGGTGGAGACGGCGCAGGAGATACGCAGAAGTATAGAGGCGCTGCAGCCGGAGAAGTACAAGTCTTCCTTTGAGGACGAGCTGTCCCAGCTCTACGAACAGATCGCTCAGCGAAAACCGTTTGCCTACGACCCGCAGACAGATGCGCAGTATAAAAATTATGCGTATCAGTATGCCCGGAGGGGACGGGACGCCATGGAGGACACCATGGGCACTGCTGCCGGGCTGACGGGAGGCTACGCATCCAGCTACGCACAGACGGCGTCCCAGCAGGCCTATGACCGCTATATGCAGGAGCTGGCGGAGCTGATGCCGGAGCTGGAAAGCAGCGCCCGGCAGCGGGATCAGGACCAGCGTAACTGGCTGACCCAAAGATACGAGCAGGTGAGCGAGCAGGAGCAGGCGGATTATAAGCGCTACAGGCAGGAACAGGAGGCCTGGCAGGAGAGCTATGACCGGGCGGGCAAGGAGGCAGACGCCCTGCGGGAGCAGGAGTATGCCGACTACAAGCTGATGCTGCAGCACTACACGAGCAAGGCAAACGCAGAGCAGAAGGCTTCCGGCGATGGCCGAGCCAATTCAGGCGCAGCGGCAAAAACAGAAAAGAAAACGACGCTTAGCTCCACGGCCATGGAGAGCCTGCGGCGGGCCATGGGAAACTATCTCAAGGGCGGGAAGAAGCAGGAGGCGGCAACCCTGGCACAGCGGTATGGCAGCCGGATGACGGCCATGCAGAAAAAGCAGCTGAAGAAGCTGTTTGGCACATATGGAGCCAATTTGATCATATAA